CAGCATATCAAGCAATTTATAACGAGTATTACAGAGACCAAAACTTAGTACCCGAAGTAGATTACCAATTAACAGACGGAAACAATATAGCCACCGCAGCAGATTTATTACAAATGCGCTTAAGAGCTTGGGAACATGATTATTTTACAAGTGCATTACCATTTGCACAAAAAGGCGCAGCAGTAGATATACCCATTGGACAAATCGAAAACGATGTCCCTGTAAGAATTAGTAATAATATAGATGATAGGTCAGCACCATCTTATAATCCAGTATTTACTAACCAGAATGGTACTTATGGATCTTTTGGTGCAAAACAAGATTTAGGAAGTTCAACAGTAGACCCTAACTATTTATTTGTAGACGGTGACGAATTTGATATTTCGGCCACAACAATTAACGACTTACGCAGAGCATTCAGATTACAAGAGTGGCTAGAGAAAAACGCACGTGGTGGAACACGTTATATCGAGAATATCCTTATGCATTTCGGAGTAAAAAGTAGCGACAAAAGACTACAACGCCCCGAATACATTACAGGAGTAAAAACACCCGTAGTTATATCAGAAGTATTAAACACAACAGGAAACGAAGGACAATTACCACAGGGTAACATGGCCGGACACGCAGTAGCAGTAACAACAGGAAAATATGGTACTTATTTCTGTGAAGAACATGGATACATTATCGGAATTATGTCCGTTATGCCAAAAACTGCTTACCAGCAAGGAATTCCAAAAACATATCTTAAAAACGACCCTCTTGATTTTTTCTGGCCTTCATTTGCACACATTGGAGAGCAACCCGTTACTCAAAACGAGCTTTACGCATACACAAACAACGCAGCAAACACGTTCGGATATGTACCCCGCTATGCAGAATATAAATTCTGCGCAAACCGAGTAGCTGGAGATTTCAGAACAACCCTAGATTATTGGCACTTAGGAAGAATTTTTAATGTAGATCCTACCCTATCTCAATCATTTATTGAGTGCGCCCCTGAAGATGTAGACCGAATATTCGCGGTATTAGACGAGCCAGAGGGAACAGACAATTTGTATTGTCAAGTACTACACAAGATTAGAGCGGTAAGACCAATGCCTAAGTTCGGAACGCCAATGTTCTAATATGAGTACTAGATGCCAAACACCCTTTCATAAGAAAATGGAATTAGTGAAAGGAGTACAAACAGGATATATGCCATTTCCATGTGGGAAATGCCCCGCATGTGTAAGACGCAGAGTATCAGGATGGGCATTTAGACTAAACAAACAAAGTGAGCAAAGCAATTCTGCTCACTTTGTTACTCTTACTTACAATGATGAACATATCAAGAAAACTAAAAACGGCTTTGAAACACTTGTTAAAAAGGATGTACAAGATTTTTTCAAAAGGCTTAGAAAATTAACAAAGCAAAAAATTAGCTATTACGCAGTAGGAGAATACGGAGATACAGGAGAAAGACCACATTATCATATAATCTTATTTAACGCAAACCCTAAAATAATTGAAAATGCTTGGAAGCTCAATGATACTACTCTTGGTAACGTGCATTTTGGTGATGTTGGTGATGCCAGTGTTGGTTATACTCTTAAGTATATTAGTAAGGACAAAAAAATACCCCAATTTAATGGGGATGACAGACAAAAAGAGTTCGCCCTCATGTCTAAAGGACTGGGTGCAGGATATCTAACCGACAATATGGTCAAGTGGCACACAAAAGGAAACATAGAAAATAAAGTTTATTTACCTCTAAAAGACGGCAAGAAAGCAGCCATGCCTAGGTATTACAAGGACAAGTTATATGACAAAGGACAAAAGTTTAGAATAGGAGTATTTATGCGTGCAGAATCGCAAAAACAGGTAGATGAATTACAAGACAAGTATGGCGATTTGTACTATTATAAACAAGCAGAAGAAACCGCAAATGATTTTAGAAGAATGGCAAAAAAATCAAAAGAAAGACAAAAACCATTTAAAAAACAAGTATTAAAAGCAAAATTATGAGCCAAAAAGCAACAAGTACTTTAAAGAAAAAGTACAAAGGACAAGGAAATTTTGGGGAAAGTAAAACAGTACCCGATCAATCAATGTCATTAAGAGAATTACTTATTCGCTATGCAAAAGGATTGCCACTAGAAGGACAAAAAACCCCTATATGGGAAGGCGAAGAAGGATTTGATGTAGATCCACAAAAACTAGATTTAGCAGAAGTTGAAGAACTACGCGAAAAAGCAGAACAAGAATTGAAAGATATTAACAATAGAGTAAAACAGGAAGTAGAAAAGAAACGAGCTAAAAAGCGTACCACAATCACAGAAATTAAAGATGAAAACCAAACAGAAAACTAAACAACGTTTATTTTTTGGCGAAACTTGTTTCGCTGAAAAATTAACGGAACGCAAGCGAAGCGCGCAGCAAATAAGCACTAATCAACCCTTGATATATTAGTGCTTATTGACACTAAAGTCAAAAAGCGACCAAAAAAGCAATAAGGACAAGGAAGTATGACGCGAACGCAGAGCGGAAAAGGAGCAAAAAAGACTTAGTAAAAATAAAAAAACAAGACTATGCCATTAACATTACCAGTAGCCTCATTAATAACAGGAATTATAGGAGCAGGAGCAAACACAGTATCCACATTATCAACAAATAACGCTCAACGTAGATGGAACGAGGCAATGTATAATAGACAAAGAGAAGATGCATTAGCAGATTGGGCAAGAACAAACCAATATAACAGCCCATTAGCACAAATGCAAAGATTTAAAGAGGCAGGATTAAACCCAAACCTGATATATGGACAAACCAATATGGCTCAGCCAGTAAGAAGTACAGACGCTAAATCATGGAACCCTCAGGCACCCGCATTTAATCTTGGTCAAATAGTAGACCAATATTTACAAACAAAACAAGCGGGAGCAAGTATAGACATAATGAAAGAGCAAAAAGAAAAATTAAAAGCAGACATAGAAGGAAAACTAATAGAAAATCTAAGAAATGCCAAAGGATTACCTTTTATTGAACCTATGGCACAGGCAAAACTAGAAGGAGCATTACAAGACAACAGGTATAAGGGAGCATTAACAACATTAACATTAGATAGGAACGAAAGAGAAGCAATTAAGTTATCAAACGATAGACAAAAGACAGCACAGGATATAATAGAAAGCAAACAAAGAGTTACAAAAAGTCAGCAGGAAGTAAGGAATCTTCAAGAAACAAACAATATACTAAAACAGACAGGAGTACTTAGAAAGCTAGAAGCAATGCAAAAATCCATGGGATTAGATGATGATTACACACAAACCGAATGGTTTATTGCACAAGCAGCATATGACCCAAAAGGTGGTGTAGAGATATTAAATAAGTATATACAGGCTCTTGGCTGGATAGCAGACCAAGGAGTAAAACAAACAGGACAAACACTTAAAAACACGGCTAAAAGCATTTGGGATGCTTTAACAGGAAACTAAAAACAACCCCCTACCCGATAGGGTAGGGGATATCCACATATATGTGGAAAAAAAATTATATAAAAAGTAGAATTATATCATGTATTTAACTGATATTGAACTTAATATAAATTATAGGAAAAATTACTAAAAATTACTAAGAAACACTAAACAAACAATAATTATAAACCCTTAAAAACAAACACAATGCGCAGAAGACTCTATTCGAGCAGAAACCGCAAAAGACGCGGAAAAACTAAAAGGCTTCGCAAATATTACGTATCACGCGGCGGTATTAGATTATAAACCTATATAAACAAAACCAACCAAAATGGCAAACAAAAACCTATTCAACTCGGTTGAAGTAAGCAAACCGAAGAAAAATGTGTTCGATTTAACACATGACGTAAAAATGTCATCTAAAATGGGACAACTTACACCTACTTGTGTGATTGAGTGTGTACCTGGTGACATGTTCAATATTGGATGTGATAGCTTAATCAGATTTGCACCATTACTTGCCCCAGTTATGCACCGCATGGACGTAAGTATGCACTATTTCTTTGTACCAAACAGGATAACATGGGAAAATTGGGAAAAATTCATAGTAGACGCAAACACAACTCACACTCTACCTTATTTAGAGTATTTACCTAGTGCAACGGCAGCAGAAAAAAAGTTTCTAGATTATTTGGGAGTACCCCCAAACAACAGTAGCCCAGCAGTAACGCAAAATATTAACGCATTACCACTAGCAGCATATCAAGCAATTTATAACGAGTATTACAGAGACCAAAACTTAGTACCCGAAGTAGATTACCAATTAACAGACGGAAACAATATAGCCACCGCAGCAGATTTATTACAAATGCGCTTAAGAGTTTGGGAACATGATTATTTTA